CGTGTACGTGTAGAAACAATTGTTTTTGTCATTATAAAGTAAAGTATGTTTATTCTTTTAAATACATTACGCAGCGTTAATCGATTCATTTATTAAAACAAGGCTAAATTCAGCGTTTATACTATTCGCTAACGTGTCTATTTCTTCTATAACACTCGTATCTGTAGAAACGGTGTATAATGCGAGTTCTCGTAAGTTTTCGAGTGCGCGGTTTAATAACTTTTCTGAAACTTCTGTATGTGATTTATATTCTATAGCCATGTTTATATTGGCTAAAAATTCTTTATATAAAACTTCATTTAATCCCGAGTACGGTAAAGTTTCACGTATGAGTTTAGTTATATGTTGTGTACCTGTATCTTTTTTTATTAAAGATGATGCCAAATATACAACGAGTGCAATTAATATTACAGCTAACATTCTATAAAGTACTAACAATTTTATCTGTAAGATTATGTGCACGACATTTACATTTACACACCTGTTGTATATGACTCTTAAGTATACTGAATGAAATAGTCTCTTTACACGTGTCACATATTTCCTTTGTGGTTACAGTATATTTCTTAACACCTTCACGTTTGAGTGATTCTATGACGAACGTTTCTTTTTTAACGATATACTTTTTTATAAATCTTTCGAGTAAGTTCTGTTCTGGTTCTACATCAACTTTCTTTTTTGGTGTGTACGTCTCAACTTTACCATCTTCGTAAATAATATCTGTTATTTTTTTACTGAGTTGATGCCTCCTTCCCGAAAAATCTTTACAAAATCCGTATCGTCTTAGTACATTAGTAGTCGAAAAACACTTCTGTGCTATAGTATCACCTATTATATGAAACCATACGTGATTGGAATTGTGATTACATCTTTTATTTTCACAATATTTAGAATTTGTCGAGACCAGAAACTGTTTGTTATATTTAAACATTTTAGTGATTGATGCAGTAGTTTGTCCTTCTACATGTTTACGAACGAATGCTTCGACGAGTAAAAGAGCCTCTTGGTCCTTGAACTCATTTTTAGTTTGTAATGTTGTAAATGTAGCTTCTTTGTGAGTTCCTTCTACGATAACCGGTTCCATACTTTGTGTACGTAACGTCGCCATATGTAATATATCAACGGATGGTTTTTGTTCGGTCTTTTGTAATGTAGACGAAGGACCGTGTTTGTATATAAATATGGGTAAATATTCACTTTGTGTTTCTTTACCTGTGTTATTACATAACTCACACCCTTGACCGGCACACGCTTCATGTTTTCCCTTTTTATGTGACCACGGCATACGGAACCCACTTCCTTTCGTATTACGTGAATTATTACCATATACTGAAATATCAACAATATCCTTCCAATCACGTGATCCGTACGCTAAGTTTAACGTATTTATAACATGATCTCTAATACCCAATGCGGATGATCTATTTACAACAAAACCTGGCCAGTTTATATGTATACCTGTTTTTATGAGTGTGTCTACGGGTTTAGGTTCAGCGACAGATATCAGAGCGTCTTTACCACCAAATTTTGAGACCTTGTCACATATGACTTTACATACACTCTTAATCTGTTCAAATGACATTTCTTCATCATCTTTATAATCAAGATCCATGAAAAAGTTGTAATTTTCCGTTTTCTGTTCAACGACAAATATCTTTTCACCGGAGTTATATACTTCTACACATTTTTCGTAAAAGTCATTCAATTTATCAAATGGCACGGAGAGGACACCACCGTCCATGAGCACATGTGATAAATCGGAGTTATTAGCAAAACCTTGGTCTTTACACCAACGTTTAAACATACTTACCTATTATTCTATTTATCTTTTTATACTGTTTATTCATCTTCATACTCGTGACGCCAAATAGAGCGTCTATATGAGACTTCTGGATAATTTTCTTCTTCTGATAAATTTTTCTTTAAAACGAGGAGTTCATAAACTTTATCCTCTTTATGTAATTCAACGTACCTTTCCGCTCTTTCTAATGTATATGCATGCCTTTCAATGAGAAGCTCCTGTATCTGAGATAAAATGTAGTTCTTAGACTTCATTATTTAATAGAGAAGGTTTTTCTATCGAGAGAAGTTACACACGCGTAAAATTCTGGATTGTTAAGTACGTTCTTAACAATACGATCCCATTGTTTTTTCGTACTGAACTCTGAAAGCGTTTCAAAATTCATGAAATCATTTTCATCATGTGTTCTCTTGATGGGCTGTTTCTGAATCTTACGAAGATTCATTTTCTGTTTTTCATCGTTAAACTTACGTATAAGTTCAGCCTGTTCCTGTATGGTATAGTTTACGAAAAACACGTAAACGTTATATTCGAGTTCCACTCCTGGACTTTCCGTTACTACAAACTTAAACTCTGTATATTCACCTTTTTTCAAAGAAATAACCCCCCTGGTTTCTTCTTCAAGTTCTCTCAAAGCACATCTAATGGGATTTGGAATTTCCCTTCGCCTACACCCTCCGGTGACGAAAATCCAATCTTTGAATCTTCGATCCCGGACAGTGAGAAATCGTGGTTTATCACCTATAAAAGTGACGGGTACTGCAATTGCTTTATATTTTTTCATTGCTTATTTGCAAGTTATAATTGAATAAGATGATTATTCTGAAGATTCTTCTTCATCATCATCAACTTGGGTTTCTAAAACTTCCTCTTTTTCCGTTTCTACAACTGGTACAGATTTCACTTGTGGTGGTGGTCTGGATAAATGTGTCATGAGGTTTCCGTAAAATCCTTTAACATTATCCATTTCTGATTTCGTTTTATTAAGTTCTCTGTACATGTACATTGTGGCAACAATACACATGAGCACGGCAACTATAGTCGCGGTATCGCGATCGAATGTAAACATTTTATATATAAAATTACGAGCTAATTTTTTAAGTTCCTATAATCGCACCCATGTGCGTTCTTTTTTCGGTTGGACACGGGTACCCCATTTTTCCAAATTGTATTTCCTGGTAATGACCCTCTTTACACTCTGCATTCTGAGGAGGTTTTTCTGGTTTTTTACCAACTAAATGATCTAAAGTACCTGATTTTGGGTCATACGTTATAACAAAGACAAATGCTACGAGAAAAATTAATTGCCAAAACATTTATAATAAATGGATAAATTAAATTACTTAGTTGGAATACATCAAACCACCCATACCATTTTCGATACGGAGGACGTTGTAGTTGACGGCGTAGATGGTATTAGCGAATGATGCACCATCGGAAACAAGTCTCGCGGAATCGAGTCTACTAAAGTTGAGCGAACCGGTTGGTTGAACCTTGGCCGTGTCGAGACAGAATGGAATCAAGATCAAGTTATCAGCGCTACAGTTACCAGCAGTTGTATGGTAATAGATTGGGGCGGAAGTAAAGTGTGGGATAACTTTCTTCGCATCAGTAACATCCGTACCGTTAATTTGAAGCTTCAATTTATCGGTGCCGGGTATAGCATTTGTAGCATTTGCAGCAACCAAATATTTCATTGGGTGGTTGAAGTTGAGTTCCTGGGTCTTGGAAGCAGAGGCAACAGCTTTTTGTGTTTGTGTAATAAGCATGTTTTGTGGTGTGGAAGACAAAGCGGTACGCTCATCGGTGTCGAGGTGAATGAATTGAACATAGACTTCCGCGTCAGCTGTGGCTGTAGCACCCCATGTGATTCTCAATTCAACATCGTGGTATTGGAGGGCAATCAATGGGATCGCCGACTGGGCATTTTCACAAAACGAAAATCTGAGTGGGTAGAACGCTTCATCAACGTAAGTAGATTTAGAGTACGTTTGGTTCATAACAGTTGGTGCGAGATTCGAAGAAAACTCATAATCTTGTTCATCAATGACTTGTCCACCAATGAGAAGTTCAACTTTGGAAATTCTGGGGTTCCAGTCAGTAATGTTACTAGCTCTGTTAGCGATATACACGTACCCGACCATATCCCCTTTTCTTTCAAAACGAACGGTGGACATACCATTTGCGGCTGGGTTGCCCTGGATAACCTGTCTCTCAACAGTTTGGGCGAAATTTGTGTGACGTTTATAGTTGGACCTGAAAAAAGAAACTTCAGGTTGGCCGACGAGATGCGCATCTTGGGCACCTACGGCAACGAGTTGAGCAATACCTCCAGACATATTTTATATTATACTAAGGTTTTATTTTTTTAATCTAGGCAAATCCAATCGCATTCATATAAATATTTCCATATAAATTCGATAAGGTCATGAGTGCATGTTTGTCTTGGGTGACTGAAACATCGGATGTCATGGCATAAAAGTTGACGTTCGTCATGGCGGAGGAAATGTTTATGGCACCCCCGTCTGCGAGTATAGGTATAACGATTTGTGCGCCTGTTATGAGATTGGAGAATACGAGATTCGAAACGTCGGTTGTCGAAACAACAAGTGGTGCCGTTCCGTACGTTTTTTCTTTTGCGTCTACCGTTATCGTACCTGAAGTTACCGAAGCCGTTATATCCGTATTCGTTAATTTTATGTTTTGTGAAGTTGTGTTTCCTGAAACGGTTAAATTATTTGCTAAGGTGATTGTGTTTGCCGTAACAACATTTGTTACTACACCCCCAAGTGTGAGTACATTTGCGGTTACGTTTGCACCTTCATATACACT